TCCATATATATGGGGGGAGGGTCTTTGGGTAGGGGTCATAGAAACATACCCCGGGGGGTGACGCTACGTTCTACGCCCGCAGGTGCGCGGGCTCGCAGCCACACTATCGAAGCCATAGCCTTCCGACAGGAGACGGGAGGGCAGGGATGTCGAGGACGGGTACCGCGCAGTACTTCCATTGGCGTAAGCGGGTCCTCACCGAGGCGAAGAATCGCGGCGTGACGCATTGCCCTTTCTGCCATTGCCTTCTCGATTACGAGCGGACGCGGCTTCCGAATTCTGCCGAGCCGGATCACATTCTCCCGGTCCGATGGGGCGGGAAGAACACGCTTGATAATGGTCGCGTGATCTGTCGCCGATGCAATCAGTCGCGTGGATCCAACGTCGCGCCGAAGCTGTCCGAGCCGCGACGATCGTCGGTTGATGTCGATTGGTAATCAATTTCGAGGCCTTTTCGGGGCTTTTCGCCGAAAACGGCCTTGTTGGAAACGTTGGAATTCCGCGGTTTTGGGGGCACTACCCCCTCCCCCCGCCTTGGACTAGCGCCCACGAGGTATAGCGGGATACCCCCCCGCTATTTTGGGCCTTGACCTTGAAAACTGGTCGAGGGGCCTGAACGACGGATACGCGGTCGCGTGGGGCGCCTGTGGGGTATCTGATGGTAGCGCTCGCGGGCTTTTGGCTTATTTATTGAGGTTTGGGGGTGTTTGACGTTGGCGAAGAAGAAAAAGACAGACGATTCTAAACCTGCTTTCGATCCTCAAGAAGCTCGCCTCCGTCTCCTCGAAACGACCCTCATGTCGATCGAGTATGCCGATGCAGGGCAGCGCGCCTCCCTCGTGCGCGAAGCCAGGGCACTCATCACCGACATCGCAGGCGTCCAGAAACCACAGGTAGAAGCGGAATCGTCAGCGGAGGAGGGCAGTGCTGTTGTCAACTTCCAAGAACGACTGGCTAAACAGCGCTCAAGCTCCTCGGCTCCACGTCGCCGCCGATCGTCGGGCTAAAAGCTTCGGCCCGATCGCGGGCGACTTCGCATCCCAATTTGGCCTGACTCCCGACGCTTGGCAGGATCTAGTCCTCGAGGATTGGCTCGCAGCCAACGGGCGCGATGAATGGAAGCATCCGATCGCGGGGCTTTCCTTGTCTCGACAGAATGGCAAGAACGCTTTGCTTGAAATGCGCGAATTGTTCGGCCTCGTCTTGCTCGGCGAAAATATCCTCCACTCAGCCCATGAGGTGAAGACAGCGCAGGCTCACTACCGTCGCTTCAAAGAGTTCTTCGGTGTCAAAGCCAATGACGAGAATGCCCGGTATCCAGAGCTTAATGCAATGGTCGAGCAGGTCCGCAATGTCAACGGGCAAGAAGCGATCATCTTGAAGAATGATCCGGAGAAAGGGTGGCACGGAGGCTCGCTGCGAGTCATCGCACGCTCCAAGTCGTCTGGCCGCGGTTTCACCGCCGACTTGATCGTCTTGGACGAGGCGCAGGAATTGACCGAGGACGCGCTCGAAGCTTTGACGTCGACAGGCTCTGCCGGTCACCTCGGGAATTCGCAGGTGATCTACACGGGCACAGTCCCGGGGCCTAACGCCAACGGCGCGATTTTCGCGCGAATCCGCGATCAAGCGCTGTCGGATCATCCCGGCGCGCTGTGCTGGCATGAGTGGAGTCCCGATCCAGACGCTCCGGTGAATCTCGATGACGTCGAGCTGTGGAAGGCCACGAATCCGGGCTTCGTTGCAGGCCGTATCAAGAAAGCTTTCATCGAGCTAGAGCGACAAACGCTTTCTGACGAGGGCTTTGCTCGAGAGCGTTTGGGGATGTGGCCTGCACACGCTGGAGCTTCTCGAGCGATCGACCCGACGACATGGACAGCGTCAACCGCCGACGCGCCAGCCGACGGCATCCGCAGTTTCGCGGTTGCTTTCAGTGCGGACGGCAAGCGACAGGCCCTCGCAGGCGCGCTTAAGACCGGCAAGGGCTTGGATACGAAATTCCATATCAATGTGATCGATACGTTTACCGGGGCGACCGATGACGGCGTGTCAGCCGTGGCCTCATGGCTGGCCGATCGTAAAGACCGAGCCGCGCAGATCAATCTTGTCGGCGGCTCAGGAGCGCTCGCGCTCGCGGATGCTCTCGAAGCTCGCGGCGTCTCGAAACGACTCGTCCATATCATGACGACCAAAGAATATTTCCAGTCTTGCTCGCTGCTCTTCGAGGGCCTACGAGACGGTCGGATCACGCATCCAGAGGGCGACCCAGAAGATGCACTGAATTCGTCCGTGGCCGTCTGCGATAAGAAGATCCGCTCGCGCGATGGCTCGTGGGGCTGGGAAGCCTCGACCCCAGACGGAGACGACACACCTCTCGAGGCCGCGTCCGCAGCCGTCCTAGCAGCAAAGGCAACCAAGCGTCGACCCGGTAAGAAAGCGAGGGCTTTGTGACAGCGAAAAAGTTTATGATCGCGACTCCCGTCGCTTTCCCCACTCCTAACGTTTTAGGGCTCACGGGTCCCGAGCTTGAGGCCCTTGGTCAGCTGATCGAGCTGTGGCGAGTCAAGCAGCCGCGCAACCGACTGCGACAGGCATATCTCGATGGGATCGTGCGTCCTGACAATCTGAATCTCGCTGTGCCAGACGAGATGGTCGAGCAGCTTGGTGCTGTGATCGGATGGCCTCGAAAGGTGGTCTTCGGCCTCTCGGATCTCTTGATCTGGGACGGTGTGACCGCTGCCGGGGGCGAAGAGAATCCTTTCGGCATCAACGATCTGCTCGCGGAGACGTCTTTCGATCTTGAGATCGCGCAGACGATCCCCTCCAGTCTCACGCACAGCGTCGCTTTCTTGACGCTGCGCCAGGGCGTAGGGCCGGGCGAACCGAGCGTGATCATTCAGGGGCACTCGGCGGATTGGGCGACGGGCCTATGGGATCGTGTGCGTCGTCGACTCTCTTACGGTCTGACGATCGATGACGTCGACGATGCTGGCCGACCGACACGAATGACGCTTTATACGGTTGATTCGACCTACGTCCTCGTGCCCTTCCCTGCGGGACATTGGGAGGTTGTGCATGCCGAGCTGCACGGCATCGGCGCACCGATGATGGAGGCTTTGCCTTTCGAGCCTTCTCTCGATCGTCCGATGGGACGGTCGCGGATCTCGCGCGATGTCATGAGCATCACTCAGCGGGCGATGCGAACTGTCCTTCGTGAGGAGCTTGCGACGGAGCTTTTCACGGCTCCGGGAATCCTTCTCTCCGGCGTCGACTCGGATCTGATCGATGATCTGCGTTCGTGGGACTGGAAGCTCGGCACCGTCAAGACGATCTCCAACGGCGAGGAGCCGGAGGGGCCGAAGGTTACTGTGCTTCCTCAGCAGTCGTCGCAGCCTTTCACCGAGCAGATGCGCGCTTTGGCGACTGAACTCGCGGGTGTCTCCTGCCTGCCAGTCTCCTCGCTCGGTGTCGTGCAGGATAATCCCTCCTCAGCGGAGGCTCTATACGCGGCCAAAGAGGAATTGGTCATCAAGGCCAAGAATGCGCAGCGCGTCTACGACGGCGCACTCAGCCGTATTTATATGCATGCCGTGATGCTGCGGGATGGACTCGATGAAGCACCGGACGGTATCCGCACGCTCGCGACTCGCTGGGGAGATCCGGCTCATCCGTCGATCGTCTCCCAGTCAGACGCGATCGTGAAACAGGTGGCCGCGATGCCTTGGCTCGCCTCCTCGCCAGTAATCCTCGAGGAGCTTGGTTACAGCTCATCTCAGATCGCGCGACTCATGTCTGACAAGCGGCGGGCCGAGGCCTCGGGCCTCCTCGAGCGCTTGCAGTCCTCGCGGCCTGCGCAAACGAGCGAAGCTCCTGCGGTCGAGGCTCCTGCTCCCGTCGCGGGGGGGGCACTGACCACTGAGCAGGCTAAATCGGCTTTCGACGCGCTCGGCGTCGCGGTCCGAGCCGGGGTCGATCCGAATTCGGCTCTTGAGGTCCTCGGGATTCCCGGCGTGAAACTTACCGGCGCAGTGCCTGTCTCGCTTCGTCTTCCCGAAGCTGATACGAAGAATCTCGAAGACAAGTAAAGAAGGGGGTGAGGCGCTGTGGATTTCCTCGACGTCCAGAAACTAGCCGACGCGAACCGCAGCGCCTCGCGCCTCGCTTCCAGTCGCGTCGCAGAGCTGTGGGAGAGCCTTGACGGTCTCGACGAGGACATGCTGCGCGACGTCTTGGACGAGCTTTTCCCGCGTCTCGTCGAAGAACAAGCCCAACTCGCGGCCTCGGCGACGCTCGAGTGGTATGAGGACGCGCGATCGGCTGCAGGCATCAAGGAAGCTTACTCTCCGGAGATGCCCGCAGAGCTAATCGATTACTCGAGGACTAGCAAGGTCGTCGAGGAGGCTGTCAGCGCGATCGCTCAGCGAGGACGCCTCGCAGCGGTGGGCATCCTCCAACGCCGAGCCAAGCAGCTCGTCAGCTCCGCAGCGCGCGAAACCGGACTGCACGCAGCACGACACGATCCGGCGAAACCGCTATATGCCCGCGTACCCGCGGGAGCGACAACCTGTGCTTGGTGCCTCATGTGGGCAGGGCGAGGCTTCGTCTACAAGAGCGAAGAGACAGCGCAATTCACGCGCTCCCACGCCGACTGCGACTGCCAAATCGTCCCCGCATGGTCCAATAAACCAATCATCCACGGATACGACCCGAGCGAATTTGAGGCCATGTACAAGGCGGCACGCGATGAACTAATCGATCAAGGCTTTGCTGCCCTCACAGATGATGTGCACTCTCTTACCGCTGCTATTCGCCTTCTTTACGGCGATAGCGTTAGCGATGGCTATAAGAGGCCTTGTATTAGCGAAAACGGGTTCTATCGCCTCGCAGACGGAAGCGAGCTGAAGTTCGGTCCACGAGGCGTGAGAACAACGCAGGCGGTGATTGATCACATTCTCCAAGGGACAACAAAAGCAAATGGGAAGCGCACGGGCGGACACTCATACAGGCAGGTCGAGCGCGAAATGAGGCCAGGACAAATCGCCTTCCCAAGAACCTGGAGCGACACAGACATTATCAGGGCCGCGTTTCTAACAATTGCCAATCCGACGTCTCTTAGGGTCACGCAACAAGGGCGCCGAATTTACGCCTACAGTACAGTTAATGGAGTGCAAGTGGCTACGCAGATAAGCGTGAAAGGCAAACACGCGACAAAAGGTGCAATAATTACTACACATCCCATTAGAGGCGCAGGCGTACTTCGCGCGTCAAATGGTAAGCTGAAACCAGTTGAGTGAGGGGAGTGATCATGGCTGAGGCAATGTATACGGTCGAAGACCTTATCAAATATGCAGACAGCATCCTTCCTATTCCCGTCCTCGAAGATGAGGAGAGTAAGTTTCTTCTTGAAATAGGCGAGGACGAATCGCTCACGATGAAAATCATCGGAGACCTCACTATTTATGGAGCAGACATCCCGGAAAATCTAATCGACGGCCTTGTAAAGGGGTACGACGAAGAACTGATCCGGGAGTACTGGGAGGACTGCTGTACGACAGGCAGCACGCTTAATTCTCTCTTCCCCCCTAGACTAAAACCCCACCGTAACTTACGAGTGGGGTTTTCTCATGCCACCCGCACCTGCATAGGAGCGGGTTTTCTTATACCCATCCGCATGGAAGGAAAACCAAAATGTTCGTAGGAACCACCGCACAGGGACCTGCTGATAAAAAGACTGTCGAAGCTGCGCAGGCAGCCTCCGACGCTGCTGAATCTAAGCAGTCCGACTCTACGGAAACCGCTGCGAAGGCTGAGGCCGAGGCCTCGGCAGAAGCACCGACAGCCGACGCCGAAGCTCCCGAAGAAGACTGGAAAGCTCACGCCCGACAGTGGGAGCGCCGAGCCAAGGCCGACCGCAAGCAGGTCGAATCACTGACCGACGCGATCAACGGCAAGGACGTGACGATCGAGGATCTGCGCGCTCAGGTCACAGATCTCCAGCGTGCTGCCGAGCGCGCCGAAAAGATCGCAGCCGCCGCTTCCGAATACGGCGTGCCCGCTGATTTGATCCGCGGAGATACGGACGAGGAGATCGCGGATTACGCGAAGCGCCTCGCAGAATGGCGCGGCGAAACTGCCGCGCCTGTGGTTCCGAAGCTCTCAGACTCCGGTGCAGGGGCTTTCCCTGCGCGCCCGGCGAATTTGTCGATCGACGACCAGATTCTCGCTGCGCAGAAGGCCGGAGATTTCAAGGAGTCGTCCCGGCTCAAGGCGATCAAGCTCGCGCAGCTCGGACGCTCCTAACCATCCCATCAACACACTCTCTTCTTTAAGGAGTTCCTTTCATGGCAACCATTTCCGAAATGGCGACAACCTACAATTGCCCGAACTACGTCGGCGAGCTTTTCAGCGCGTCTCCCGAGGATACGCCGCTGCTTTCCGCGATCGGCGGACTCACCGGCGGCGAATCCGTCGGCTCCACGGTCTTCACGTGGGAAGGTTATGACCTGCGCGACGCGGATGCTACTCGTCAGCGCACCGAAGGCGCAGACGCAACCGCTCTCGAGGCGCGCGCTCGCTTCTCAGCGTCCAACGTGCTCGAGATCCATCAGGAAGCCGTCGCGGTCTCCTACACGAAGCTCGGGGCTACCCGTCAGGTCGGATCCGGCACCGGCGCAACGCAGGTCACCGCGGGCACCATGCCTGCCGATGAGCTTGCGTGGCAGGTCGAGCAGAAGCTCAAGGAGATCGCGCGCGACATCGAGAAGTCTTTCCTCACCGGCGTCTTCGCGCAGCCCACCACCAACGCGACTCCTCGCAAGACTCGCGGCTTGATCTCTGCGGTCACCACCAATACCGCGACCTCGACTCACAAGGCTTCTCAGCTGACCGAGGACGAAGTCCTTGACCTCATGCAGAAGGTGTGGGCTGCTGGCGGTATTCAGGAGTCCGAGACCCGCACCATCATCGTCAACGCGACCCTGAAGCGCGCTCTGTCTCGCATCTTCATCAAGGACGCGAACTTCCGTCAGTCCGATCGCACCGTCGGCGGCGTCAATCTGCAGACGATCGAGACCGATTTCGGCTCCTGCAACATCATGCTCAATCGGTACATGCCGGTTGACAAACTCGTCGTCGCCTCGCTCGAGCAGCTCAAGCCAGCCTTCCTCGAAGTGCCCGGCAAGGGCCACGTCTTCGCAGAGCCTCTGGCAAAGACCGGCTCCGCGGACAAGGTGCAGCTGTACTGCGAGACGGGTCTGATCTACGGCAATGAGAAGGCTCACGGCGTCCTGACCGTGGCTCAGGGCTGAGAAAGGAACACATCACATGGCTAAGAAGGCACCAATGACCACACTCACCTGCCCGGACCACCCGGAACTCCTCGTCACTTTCCCGCGCGTCGAATTCCACGACGGCCTCGCCGAAACCGACGAGGCAACCGCACAAATCGTCATCGACGCACTCGGCGACGACTACGGAATCGCGCTCGCGGATTCGGTTCCGGTTGAGGGCTAGTAGATAGGAGGAGGGAGGCAAATTGCCTAGTCCAGAAAGTCAATCTGTGGAGGCGTTTGCCTCCCTCGCCGACTACGAGGCCATGTACGGCGCGGTTCCAGCGTCTGACCGGCAGACGATCACCGCGCAGCTCCAGCGAGCCTCGCGGATCGTCCGTGACGAGCTGGCGTATGCGGGTATCGATGTCTACGCCGAGCGCGCTGCTGGGAAGATCCGAGCCGACACTTTGACCGACGTCGTGTGCGACATGGTCAATTATTCGGCTCGCCAGCAGGCTGGAGGCGTCCTCCCCGGAGTGACGCAAGCGACGATGACCGGCGGGCCTTATAGCCAGTCGTACACGCTTTCCAGCCCGGCTGGCAGTCTGTCTTTCACGCGGCTCCACCGCAAGCGTCTGGGGATTCATGCGAGTCGCTTCGTGTCGGTCCAGACGATCGGAGGGAAGCGATGATCCAGGGCGAGCGGGTAACTCTCTTCGTCCCGATGAAAGGGGCTGAGGATTCGTATGGTGTGCAGCGCGTCGACTGGCGTGCACAAAGCGCCATCGAGAATGTCTTGGTCGCTCCGTCTGGGACTGCGGATCTGGAGCCGGGCATGCGCGCGGATGGAGATTCGGTCAGTCTGACTCTTCATTTCCCGAAGACCTATACAGGATCTTTGCGATCGTGTCGTTTGGCCGTCCGTGGAGTGATGTATGAGGTTGTCGGCGACCCGCAACCGTATACAGATCAGAATGTGCCCGGCGCGTGGAATCGCCCGGTCACTGTTCGTCTCGTAGAGGGGTGAAGCGCTGTGGGTAATCAGGTGAAGATCGAGCTGAATAACGCTGCTCTGCGCGAGCTCGCGACTCCCGCAGTCGTCCGCGCTGGAGAAGCGATCGCCCGGGCAGCAGGCCCGGGCTTCGAGTTCGATCTCAAGCAAGGCAAACGGCGGCCTCACGGGGTCGTCAAAGCGAAGACTTTCGAGGCACGACGCCGCAACCGAAAAGAGAACACTCTCCTGAAGGCGACCGGAGCAGGGAGGCTGTAAATGGACTCTACTGAGCGACTCAGGAAGATGCTCGACAAAGAGACCTCCTACAAGGTGTATGCGCAAGTGCCTTCGACTCGCGACGATTCTTTCGTGACGATCGAGCGCACAGGCGGAACGATCGACGCTTTCGCAGACACGCCGACATTCGCGGTGCAGGCGTGGGCACCGACGAAAGCCGATGCCGCGGGGATCGCGTCGACTCTGGCGCGCGTGATCGACGACTGGCCGCTTTCGGATCCAGCTGTCGCGGATGCAAGAGTCGATTCGCTTTATGATTTCGCGGATCCCGACAGTCGGAGCCAACGATTCCAGCTCACCGTGCATGCGGTCATTTACAACACGGCTCAGCCGTTAGCGGATGTGTCTCCGCCTCCTCCGTCTGGTTGGGATCAAGAGTGGGATCACCTCTGATCCCCCTATCTCCCCTCTCTCACACAGTTTTCCACCCTTTTAGAAAGGAAACCATCAAATGGCACAGCAAACAGTAGGACTCGTCACCACGGCCAAGCCCCAGAAGGGAGGGGCGGTCTCGTCCGCTCCTCTCGGCACTGCGATCCCTGCCGACGCCGCAGCAACGCTAAACGCTGCTTTCGTGAAACTCGGCTATGTCTCCGAGGATGGTCTGACCAATGGCAACGAAAAGGACGTCGAGGATATCAAGGATTGGGGCGGCGACACCGTCCTATCCGTCGGCACCGGTCGCAAGGAAACTTTCCAGATGACTTTCATCCAGTCGCTCGACCCGGATGTACTCAAGGAAGTCTACGGCCAGGAGAACGTCAAGATCGCGTCCGGGAATAAGCTCGTGACCGTCGACCACAACGCCAAGGATATGCCTCACCGTGTCTTCGTGATCGAGATGATTATGGCCGGTGGCTACGTCAAGCGAATCGTGATCCCCGACGGTCAGGTCACCGAGGTCGGCGACGTCGTTTACAAGGCAGGCGAGGCCGTCGGCTACGAGACCACGATCACCGCGTATCCGTCGGCTGCGATCGACGGATCCACTGCGCGCGAGTACATCGCGTCGGTCTCCGGCGGCGTTCTTCCGGCCTGATCCAGCACACATCATTTCTGATTAATCCCCCGCACACAGAAAGACGTACACACAATGGCAGTACACACGATCAAGGGCGTCAAGCTCAATCTCGGTCCTCAGCAATTCGACGACATGGAGCTTCTCGAGCAGCTCGGCGAGATCCAAGACGGGAATCCTCTCGTCTTCCCGAAGGTCATGCTCCGGCTGGCCGGAGGCTCCAAGGCAAAGCGCGACGAGATCTATGACGCCCTGCGAAATAAAGATGGTCGAGTCTCAATCGAGGCAGCGCAAGAATTCTTCATGAAGGCGATGCAGGCTGTTGCCCCAAAATCGCCGTCTTCGCAGGACTAGTCCTCAATTATCCGGATGAGCTGGAGGCGGATTTTATCCGCTATTTCCAGAAGTCTTGGAGGGCTTTCGACTATGAGACTGCGGTCAGGCTGGCGAGTGTAATTGCTCGCCAGCCTGAATCGTGGACGTACCGCGCGGCCAACCCCGATTGGGAATGGGGCATCTCCGAGCACCTTGAAGCCCATCAAGCAGATGTCTTGATGACGCTTTTGTGGTCGAAGACCAAGGACGCGGCCAAGGGGCGGAATGCTCCGAAGCCGATTCCGCGCCCGCATGTCGGCGAGCGCAAGGTATCTGAGGACGTCGAGGAGGTCTCTCCGGAGGCTATCGATGCATATCTGTCTCTCCCGCGAACCGCGGTCGATATGGAAGAGACAACCGTGAAAATCTAAATAGAGAGGGTGGAGTCCAGTGGCAGAAGCCGGAGCCGATCTCGGAAGCGCATGGCTCAATGTTGTCCCGTCATTCAATGGGATGAAGCGTGAAATCGCGAAAGAGCTAGGCGGCGTTGACGTCACTGGATCCACCTCTTCGTGGGGCTCGCGCCTTGGCGAGTCCCTCACTCGCGGCGTCGGCGGTGCGCTGGAGACTATCGGGAAGATTGGTCTCGGTGCCACTGCTGCAGCCGTCGGCGGAATCGGCGCAGCACTCGGCGCATACATCCCGGAGGCGATTAAAGCCTCGGATGCGACGGACAAATTCCAGAACACGCTGCGATTTGCTGGCGTGGATCCGGGGAAGATTAAGGATTTGACTGCTGCTGCGCAGAGCTACGCGGATAAGACGATCTATGATCTGCAGGATATCCAGTCGATGACGTCGAAGCTGGCCGCGAACGGCGTCAAGGGCTTTGACAAATTGGCCGAGGCTGCGGGTAACCTCACCGCTGCTGCGGGCGGCGGCAAGAATGAGTTTGCAGCCTTCGGCTATGCGATGGTCCAAGTCAACGCGGCTGGTCGCCTCATGACGCAGGACTGGAACCAGATCGCCAACGCAATCCCGGGCGGCGCGGGCAAGATCATGCAGGCCCTCAAAGATATGGGGGCTTATACAGGTGATTTCCGCGATGCGATGGCTAAGGGGAAGATCTCAGCCGAGGATTTCAACAAGGCGATTACGCAGCTTGGCTTCGACGAGGTCGCTATTCAGGCGGCTCAGTCGGCTACTACGTTCGAGGGCGCGTGGGGCAATCTTGAGGCCTCTCTGAATAAAGAGCTGACAGGCTCTCTGCGCGAGGTCAAGAAGCCGATGACCGAGCTGATCAACGCGGTCGCGGATGGTCTTGTCCCTCAGCTGGGGGAGAAGTTGGCTCCTGCAGCGCAGAGCGCTGCGGGCTGGATCCAGCGCCTCGCTGACTCGGTCAAGAGCGGCGAAACCAACATTAAGTCCCTTAAGGGCCAGCTCGAGGCCGTCACTGGCGGCTTCGGAGCGATGCTCGCTGCGGGCGCGGGATTGAAGAACTTCCAGCAAATCGCTGGTTTCTTCGGCGGAATCGACGGCGCACTGGGCAAGGCCTCCGGGTCTGTGGTCGATTTCGCAAAGGGGATGCCCGAAGCGGGCAAGTCTCTAGCCTCACTCAAGAATCTCCCCGGCGAAGTGACTGGGGCTTTTGGGCAAATGTCGAAGCGAGTCTCGGCGGCTCGCTTTGAGCTGACCGGCGTATCCGATGGCTTCTTTGACACTCTGTTTGGGGGCACGCGCCTCGGCTCTGCACTCTCGGCGGCTAATGGGAAGCTCAGCTCCGGCATGGGCGTGCTTAAAGGTACGGTCTCGCAGTCGGCGTCTTTCGTGGGCCGTGGCTTTGAGGGCATCGCCGAGCGGATGGCACCTGCGGTCTCCCGGATCGGTGGGGTCGCGTCGTCAATCGGCGATAAGATCGTCGGCCCTCTGGCACCGATTGGCGCGCGTGTGCGCGGAGCGTTTGCGCCTCTTGGCGCTGCTTTTGACGGATTCGGAGAGAAGCTGTCGGGCCTCGCGCCGAAGGCGAGCCAGTCGCTCGGTAAGCTCGGCGGGCTTTTTGCTCCCGGTCGGATGCTGAAATTCCTGTCTTTCGGTGGCCTAGCAGCCGCTGCTTTCGCGGGTATCGGCGCGATCGTGCAGCAGGGAGGCGTCGAGCTGATCGGCCAGATCAGCACAACCCTACAAGCGCTGCCAGGGCAGATCGCACTCTATGGTGAAAAGATCGCTCAAGCACTGCCCGAGGCTCTCGCGACCGGCACTAACGTCGTGACGATGGTCATCAATGCCATCACCCAGTCGATGCCTCAGCTCTCGAATGCCTTCGGGAAGATCGTCCCCGCGCTCGTCAAGGGATTGTCTGACGCTCTCCCGGTGCTCCTGCCTGCTGTGGCTCAGATGCTCACTGCGATCACGACAGCGCTTGTGGAGAATGCTCCGATGCTGATCGAATCCGGCCTCCAGCTCCTGCAGGGCCTCGTCGACGGCATCTTCGCTGCACTCCCGGTCCTGATCTCCGCGCTCCCGCAGATCATCCAAACCTTCATGAACGGATTTCTGCAGGCACTGCCGCGAATTCTGGAGATGGGCACGCAGCTGCTCCAATCGATCATCGACGGGATTCTGCAGACGCTGCCTGCGCTGATCGCGATGCTTCCCCAGATCATCACGACAGTCATCACCGGCTTGGTGCAGGCCCTCCCGCAGATCATCCAAGCAGGCGTGGGCATGCTCAACGCCCTCATCAATGGCCTGATTCAGGCAATCCCCATGCTGATCGAGGCACTGCCGACGATCATCACGACGGTCGTGGATACTCTGCTCGCTAATCTCCCGCAGATCATCGAGGCAGGCATCCAGCTCCTCATCGGCGTCATCACCGGCATCGTGCAAGCGATTCCTCAATTGATCGCGATGCTTCCCCAGATCATCGTAACGATCGTCACGACCCTCGTGCAGAACATCCCGAAGATCATTAGCGCGGGCATCCAGATCATCGTCGGACTGGTCACTGGTATCGTGCAGGCAATTCCGCAGATCGGCGGAGCGATCGCACAAGTCGGCTCCAGCATCATGAGCGCAGTCGCGGGCTTCCCCAGCATGCTCTTCGAGTCGGGCCAGAAGATCATCTCGGGTCTCATCGACGGTATTAAATCGATGTTCTCGAGCGCGAAGAACGCAGTCTCCGGCTTGCTAAGCGGTATCCGTAATCTGCTGCCATTCTCTCCCGCTAAAGAAGGGCCTTTCTCCGGAAAGGGCTGGACACTCTATTCAGGTATGTCGATCGTCGAAGCGCTCGCGGATGGCGCGCTCAAGAAGCAGCACCTTTTTAAGGCTGCGATTGCAGAGACGATGGCTGCAGGGCAGGCGCAGATTCGGGATCTCGAGGCCGGGCAAGTCAACGCCTTGGGCGCTTACAGTCGGGCTTCCATGATGTCGGATTGGACTCTTGGTAAGAGCCAGTCGGCTCGCGAGCTGGTCGTGCGTGACGTTAATGATCAGTTGGTCGGGCGGATGCGAGTCGAAGCCTACGGGGTCACGGGCGATGCTCTTGGCAGTGTCTCTCGTGGGTCGCTGCGTGAGCGTATCGGAATCGGTCGCTAATCCCTCCGCTCTTATACCTATATATAAGGAGTAAAAGTTATGACGTGGTGGTCCGGATCCTCTGGCTATCTGATGGTCGGAATCGATATCTATCAGCACGGGGATCCGAACTCCGGCTCGGTCGAGCTGGAGATTGTCTATCGCGTGAAAGCTGATGGCTACGGCCATAACTGGAGCAATACGCTCCATCGCTGGGGCGAGGTCTCCGGCGACGTTCCCTTCTCCTTCTCGTCGGCTCGCGGGGGATACGACGAGAAGGAGATCTCACGAGAGCGCCGAACCTACCGCACCGAGTATGGGAGCGGTCGTCACGTGGAGTTCTCTGCGTCGATCGGCCCGATCTGGAATGGCGGCGCGCCACAGCTCACAGTCGGCTGGGACATCCCCGCAAAATCTTGGGGGAACCCGCCGACCCCGAGCAATTTCACCGCGGCATCCCGCGCGGATGGCACTGTCCTCGTCACGTGGGGCATGGCAACCGATCCGAACGCTCCGGCGGATTGGCTCGGCATCGATCGCTGGGATGCCTCGACCGCGCAGTATCGGCGCCTCGCTAACCTTCCCGCGTCGGCTCGCAGCTGGGTCGATAAGAACGTGCCCGCGAATGATCAGTACCGCTGGCGCATCCACGCTTGGCGAAATGACGGGGCGGAATCTGGCTGGGTAGAGAATAAGGCAGGCTCGTCCAATACCACCTCTCCCGGCGACCTCTACTCGACGCCCGGCGCGCCGAAAGACGTCAAAGCCGCAAAGATCACCGGCGGCGCAATCCGAATCACGTGGACCAAGACCACTCCGTATCGTGATCAGTGGGGCGTCGAAATCTGGGACGGAGAAACCAAGGTCGGCACCGCGCCAGCAGGCGCGACCTCGTGGACGCACTCCTCCTTCAATCCATCGATTACCCATCAATATCGCGTCCGTCAGCTAGGACCCGGAGGCCTTGTCTCCCCATACAGCGAGACCTCCAATAGCGTCTATGTCTTGTCCGTGCCCGGAACTCCCGGAGGCTTGAAGCCACAGGGATCGACGATCCCGATGGGCGAGGGAGTGCTCGAGTGGATTCACGCCACTCAAGACACGACCGCGCAGACTAAAGCTCAAATCCGGCTCCGCTCGCGCGGAGCGTCTGACTGGTCGACCTACACTGTCACCGGAGATGCACAGCAATACAGCGTCGCGGCCTTCAGTGAGGGCACCTACGAATGGCAGGTGCGCACGTGGGGAATGTACAAGCCCAACGAAGAGGCGGGCGCCTCTCCGTGGAGTGCGGTCTCAAGCTTCCTCATCGCTGCTCGACCGACCGCAGGCATCCTCTCTCCTGAGACGCGGATTGATACGAGCCAGCTCGTCGTGCGCTGGTCGTATTATCAGCCGTCAGCGGCTCGGCAGACGCTCGCACGCATCCAAGTCACGGACGTGACAGAGAATCGCGTCGTCGCCGACCAAGTCATCCAGGGCGCAGCCATCTCCTACACTGTCCCTGAACGCGCTGTTAACGGCCACGAATACTCCACATCGGTCGTCGTGGTATCTGACGAAGGCCTCGAATCCAAGCCAGCGACTCGCAAGAGCACCGTCCGATACGCACCACCGGAAGCGCCCAAGGTCACGGCTCAATGGGATGACTCGACCGGCGTCGTCTCAATCGGCATCACCAATCCAGCGCCGAAGGCAGGGAAGACAGTCGCAGCCGTCTCCAATCAAGTCGACCGATCGCAAGACGACGGCCAAACATGGGAAACGATCGCAACTGATCTCCCGACCGACGTGACCGTCCAAGACCGCGAAGCACCATCCGGAGGCAAGACCCTTTACCGGGTCACGGCCTCCAGCGTCACTCCATCCTCCGAGTCGACCACAGTCACCATCACCGCTGCCAGCCGCCAAGTCTGGATCTCCGGAGGCCCGGGCTTCCGCACATGCATCGGCTTCAAGTACGAGCCAGAAGTAACAGTCACGCCGAGCCTCCTACACCGCGAAGTTAAACACTTCGCAGGCCGCGCTCGCGGCGTGGAAGTTACGGGCACGGCTGTCCAACGGTCGATCGCAATCAGCGCAGTCCTCACCGACAGCGAGTACGAGACGCACGTGCAGAAGCTCGAGCAACTCGCGGTGCTCCCGGCGCCTTTCCTCTACCGAGACCCTCTTGGCCGTCGGATCTACTGCAGCTTGTCGTCGATCTCGGCGCCTCGAAGCGTCGGCGGCATCTGGAAGATCTCGCTAGAGCTTGAGGAGGTCGAAGCGTGAGCCTCACAGGGCACCGTCAAGCGTCGATCGAGGTGATTCTTCTCGACTCTAATGAGCGAGAAAAAGGCCGTCTCGACGGCGTCGAGGGAGGCGAGGTGTCGATGAGCGCGGGCTCGCGGCTCCGAACCTCGGGGACACTGAACCTGATCGACCGCGGGCAGGAGATCGACTGGGCGAAAGACAGGGTCAAGATTGTCTACAAGCTCGCGAGCGGCGAGTCTTGGCCTCTCGGAGTCTTCCTCTTCGCATCACCGAAGCTCTCATACAGCGAAGGCGGATCGAGCCTCCAAGTCGAGCTGATCTCGAAACTATCGCTCCTCGACGGCGACGCTTTCGTCGCGGCCTATCAGACTGTGCCCTCGAATCATCCGCTGGCGCACGTCCGTCACCTCCTCGCCGACGTCTCTCCCGTCAATATCAGCGACGGAGGCCCGATGCTCACGTCCTCGATGGTCTGGGATGCGGGCACGCCGAAACTCACCGCGATCAATGACATCCTCCAAGCGATTGGATTCTGGTCGCTGACAGTCGGCGCCTCTGGCGCTTTCGAGGCATCCCCATACGTCGATCCTCTGCGTCGCGCGAAAGTCTGGGATTTCGTGGAAGGCGAGAACGCAGTACACCTCGCCGATTTCACGCGCGAGCAGGATCTCGCAGCGATTCCAAATCGTTATATTTGCGTCAGCCAGGGCAGCGGCGACAAGGCCGGATTCGTCGGATACGCCGAGAATCGAGATCCAGCTTCTCCAGCGTCCTATCAGGCTCGAGGTCGTTGGGTCTCCAAAGTCGAAACCGGCGTCGAAGCCGCTAACCAACAGGTCATCACTGACCTTGCGAAGCGTCGACTAGCCGCGGCTTCCGGAGCTGTGGGGAAGATTGAGATCCAGCATCTACCGCTTCCTCTTGCTCCGAATGATCTAGTCGGCTACCGATCCGGCGGAGTGAGCGTCCTCGCCACGGTCCAAGAGACCCGAATCCAGCTTGAGCCGACGGCCTTGCAGACGACGACCTTGAAGGAGGTTGGCCGATGGTAGAAGACCTCACTGGCTTCCTAGCCGAGCAGCTCGAGGCAGTCGCGGGACTAGCGGGGGAGAAAGTGTCCCTCCGATGGGGGACGATCTCAGCTGTCAATCCGGTCTCGGTCATCCTTGACGGGCAGTCGGCAGCTTTGACGAGTATCGACGTTGTCGGTTCCCCGGTTCAGGGGCAGCGCGTCCCGGTGCTTCTGGCCGCGCGCCGAGCGCTCGTCCTCGCGTCTGGAAGCGCTGCGGCTGTGCAGACGAGTCCAGCAGTCCCGGTAGGCACGGTCATCGATTACGCTGGCGCGTCGGCTCCGGAGGATTACCTCCTCTGCGACGGATCGACTTACCCCGTCGTGCAGTATCCCCAGCTCGCACAGGTCTTGGGAGGCCGCTTTCGCTTTGGCGATATGTTCCGGGTCCCGGATCTGCGAGGCCGCGTGTCCGTGATGGCCGACGGGTCTGGCGAATTCTCCTCAGTCGGCCAGACCGGCGGCGAAAAACGCCACCAAATCACGATCGCGGAAATGCCCGCTCACCGCCACGCGGGCAACGACCGCACCTGGTTTGACAGGCAAAAACGCAATGGCCGTCAGTCTTTTATCTCTCTGAACCAAAACAACGGCAGCTGGATTGCGACCGCGGCGAATGACGGCCTGACCAATGGGGATACGGAGACCGGGCAGACAGGTGGAAGCCAGTCTATGAGCCTCCTGCAGCCTTACTACACAGTGCAGAAGATCATCCGAGCCAAGTAAGGGAGAGGACCTAGATGGCTAATTTCACGGACTCAATCACCAAGGCGTCGATCGACCTCGCAACTCTCACGGATCGCGACCTCGCCGAACTGCAGACAATGGCCGAGCGGGAGATCCACCGACGCTCTGTGATCGCGGAGTCTCCCGAAAAGCTTAAGAGCCTTTTCGAGGAATACGAGGCCGCGGGAGGCGATCGCGGACTCCTGCTTGACCGCGTCGATCCGTCCCTGCGCGCTCCCGTCCCGTCGACGCTGCCTCCCGCGGTCGACGAGCCTCTCTGATCCCCTCCCAATCCCACCTCATCCCATCCAATCCCTTTCTAATCCCATCGAAAGAAGGAATCACACAGTGCTAGATCACGACAACGAAGAGGCGCGCGTCCGTCAGATGCCCGAGTTCGGCGACGGCCCAGCAGATCCCAAGACTGGAAACGAGGAGGCCTGACCAATGGCAGACGCACAGCAGGTACTGGACATCGCAGGATCCCAAGTTGGCTACACGCGCTGGGACGATCCGGAAGAAGGCAGCAAATATGGGCGCTGGTACGCTGGAAAGACTGGCTCAGGCTACTTCGGCGCTTCGGGAGTCCCTTTCTGCGCTATGGGCGTCTCATGGGTCCTCGACCAAGCAGGCACGAGCCTTCTCGGCGACGGACGCTTGTACGCTTATGTGCCTTGGATGGTGCGCGACGCTTCACAAGTCGGTCGTCTGATTGGCTTCTATGACATTCAGCCGGGCGACGTCCTCTGCTTCGACTGGGACGGAGACGGCCTCGCCGATCACACTGGCTTTGCCGACTACCGCTCCGGTGAATACGTCCATACGGTCGAATTCAATACCTCGAATGGTGCGGGCTCTCAGTCCAATGGAGGCGGCGTCTACCGCCGAGTGCGCGCGCACGATGACATCTGCGCGGTGATTCGACCGGCCTACGCTCCAGCTCCTGCAGGAGACGGCACTATCACTGTCGATGGCTACTGGGGAGCGGATACGACTCGGAAGCTCCAAGAGATTCTCGGCACGACTGTCGACGGTATCGTCTCAAGTCAGGACGAGGATTACGAGGATGACAATCCCGGCCTCACAACCGGCTGGGAATGGGTCGCGACGCCCGAGGGCAGCGCAGTGATCGAAGCGCTGCAGGCCACTCTCGACGTCGAGCAAGACGGAATCTTCGGACCAGAGACCATCCACGCGCTCGAAGCTCACTACGGCTTCGAGCCTGACGAGGGCCTCGACGCTCCATCTAACACCATTCGTGCCCTTCAGCAGGCCCTCAACAACGACGCAATCTAGGAGCTTAAGATGACACCCGAAATCATCACACTCGCATCAATCCCCGCAATCCTCGCACTCACCAACCTCGCCAAGAGCCTCGGACTCTCAGGCAAGGCCTCAGCACTCCTCGCTGTCGTCCTCGGCATCGCGCTCGCGGTCGCACAGTACGAACTCGCGGGGTACGGCTGGTATCAAGCCGCAGCCCAGGGCATGATCCTCGGTCTCTCTGCCGCTGGCCTGTATGACGTCTCGAAGCCGCGATCGTCCGGCTCGGACTCTTACGAGCCTATGCATCGTGCAGAATCGCGGTGAGGCTGGTTGCTACCGTCTGCGATTACCGACTTCTTTAGTGCGGATCTTGTCGCTGCGATCTCCTCCCTCCTAGTGATGGGGATCGGCGTCGTGATTGCGTATCTAAAGGTCGTCCAAAGCAAGATCAATGCTCAATTGAAAGACCTTCATCGAGGCGTGAGCGAGGTCGGTACTGTCGTCGAGTCCGTGAAAGATCAGACTCACAATGATCATTCCACGAATCTCCGCGATGATATCGACGCGCTCGGCGGGAAACTGGACGGCGTCAGCGAGCTTCTCGCAGACGTCGCCCACACCCAGCAGCTGCAGGGGCAAGAGATCAGCGCTCATGGCAAGGTGCTCGCGCAGCTGCAGGCTGCGCAGCAGCAGGATCGAGCAGAGCGAATTGCTCTCGACGCGCATGCCCATGATGAGCATGAGCGGATTTGGCAAGAGCTGGATCGATTGAAGAAAAAGCTCTAGCTGCAGAAAAGTGCCCTCTATCTCCGAGAAATCGGGGGTAGAGGGCGTTTTTTCGTTTGCTCAGGAGAAAATATTCTCTGAGAGGTCTATTT